CACTGACTGCCCCTGTAACTAAAGATAATAGTTTTATTGTACATTCGCCTAATATGGCTTTTAAGACAGAAGAATCATGCCAGCAATGGCGTGAGTTTGATATGCTTCGCCTATATAATTCAAGACCCGACGATGGTGCTAGGGCAGTAAGCCTGTGTATCTCCATGCCGTTTAACATAGATGAAGAAAGTTAGATGATAGTAGTGAGGTCAACAAACATCTTGACAACCTTTCTAATAAGCTTTACAGTGTTGCTATAAAGACACACACACAAGAAAGGTAGCCCTGTGAACTTAGAAGAAGAAGCACTAAACTATAGCAAAGGTAATAGGCAAATCTTTGTTGAAGACCTAACAAAGCTATGTGAGGGACTAGATAATTTTATAGTTAAACACATAGAGCCTTGCCCAGAACGTAAACACGTTATGCAAAGCGTTAGAGATGTTTATTTATGGGCTAGGTACTGCTCTGAGTTACATGGCGTAAAGTAAATGTTTCACGTGAAACAAAGCAAGAGGGGCAGTCGTTGTGACCGCCCCTTTTTTTCTGTATTAATCTGATGCTTCTTTTCGTATTCGGTACGCTTCTTTTTTCTTTTCTAACTTTTCTATAGCTAAGAAGTTTCTAAGAAGTTTTAGCTCATCGTAAGACAGATCAGCTACCTTTTTATCAATGCCTATCTCATCTAATACAACTTCAATATCTTCTTTAGAAACTTTAGAACCTCTTTTACTTATGTCGTACATAAGCAAGTGGCGTTTATCTGTAGGGTTGCCTGATGTATATAACTCCCGCAACGCTCTGTTCTTAGCTATTGTAAGGGCTTTAGATAGCATTGTCTTTTTAACCTCTACAGAAGCGTCTTTCCACCCCTCTTTATATACTACCCTAGCAGCCTCTTCTTCTAAGTAAGGAGTAATAACTCTGTTAATTGTATTGTTAGCCTCTGGAATGTCAGATTTAATACTTGTCTTCCATTTAGGCATACCTACATCAGCAAACATTTTATCAAGAGCCTGTGGTGCAGGTGAATCCCTATAACCAAATATACGCCCAATGGCTACGCCTCTAGGTCTATCCTCAGTTATGCGCTGTCTAGGCACCGCCTCACCCTCTACGTCCAGCCCAACAAACTCTCCTACAGCTTTAGCACCTTCTACAGTCTTTAGTCCTGTAAAGTAATCTAAGCTGTCAAAGATATTCTCAACGTATCTCACAGAGTTATTAACAAACTTGCTACCAATGTTACGATCTGTTTCATTGTAGGCATCACCCATAGCAAATGCTGCTACTTGATTGATTGGGTCTAGGGGCCTAGAGAACGCTGAAAGGTACATAGAGGTCGTACCTCCTGCAAACTTTTGTACAGCCTCCAAAACATCAGGGTAGTTACCAGATGCTGCATCTTTTACCATATCGTACATTTGATTATTTGTCTCACCTAACGCTCTAGTCAGGTTGGCAGGGCCAAAGGTTTTACTTATATCATCAAACAACTCACCCGGCACCTCTCCATCACGTTGAATGTGAGCAACTATTCTACCTACGCCCTTCCAGTAACTGTAAGGAAAGTCATACAAACGAGACCTAACCTGACCGTCATCATCACGTTCCTCATGCCATGCCAAGCCCTCTTCCATAGCACTGTACTCATACTGAGCAGCAGCAGCTACAGCAGTCCACCCTACGGCTGTCTTGGTAGCAAGCTCCATAAGGTCTCTATTGTTTCCTGTAAAGTATTTATGAGCAATACTAACGCCAGAGTGATCAGCCATAAAAGCTATAGTGTTATTAAAGAATTGACCAAAGGGTATCATTGCCCCAACTATAGGGAACTTACGTGCATCTTCAATTATCTTAGCTATACTCTCTACTGTGTTTCGGTTAGCGTTAAAGTCACCACCCCCGTAAGACTTAGCGAACACATTACGTAACGAATCCTCTACTGCAGCAGTTTGAACTTCAAAGAAGTCAGCACTACGCATCTTATCCCAGTACTTAGGCATACCATCTGCATCTGTTGCAGACATAAACTCATCATAGCTTACATTGTATTTAATACGAATTTGCTTGTCTATGTTATACATAAACTCTTGCGTCTTGGTTAGAACGTCTACAGCCTTAACACCGTAGTACGTTTGAAACTTATCTAGTATTTGATCAAACTTGTCTGGTTTTTCTAAGTCATCTAAATCAATGTCTAAAGATTTCATTACATCTTTACTGTCTACACCACCTGAGATATACCTAAACAGCTCTTTTTGTAGCTTAGGATTAGCAGAAAGAAAGTTAAGAGTTTCCTCTTGTGTAGCAAAAGGATTAACTAAGTTAGACATCTTTTTACTTTGCAAAGTCATCATAAGCTTTGCTTTTTTAGCGTACTCCACAGAGCCAACTGTATCTCCCATCAACAGCTTGCCCATAGATGCACCCCCATAAAGGGTTCCTCTAATTGCATCAGAAGCAGATTGAAGCGTAGATGCATGCGCCCAACCCAGCAAGTTAAGTGCTGTCGTGCCGGGATGAGTAACCAAAGTACGTATTAAATTGTTTTGTAAAGACTCAAAAGTCCCTGCTTTCTTTTTAAGATCGTCAACGTATTCACCTGTGGCAGGGTCAACAATGCCATCTAAAAGCTCCTCTGGCGTTAAACTAGAGCCATCCCCTAGTGCAGCTTTCTTACGTTTGACTTCTTTAACAACACGGCCTAGCTGCCCTGCTGTATTCATTAAACTACCAGCATAGCTAAACTTAGCTGCCATGAGGGGCATAGCTTCATCTAAAGTATTGACACCTTCAAACCCACTATCTAAACGCTTGATTGTAGCTTCGTACAGAGACTGAACTTCGCCTTTTACTTCATCAGGGAGCTTTACAGTAGTCTCAGATAGGAAGTGTACTAACCCCTTCCATACGTCATCCTCATAGGACAACTCAATACCATTTCTAGTAAGGATATCAGCCATACCTTCAAATTGATTTGGGCCTTTCTTCACACCATTTAAAAAAGCGTTAACACCTTCTACTGTGTCTATGCTGCTTGTAATGCCCTCATCCTTAAGACCTTTAGCCGTATCCTGTCCTTCTGCTACAATCTTAGCCCAACGCTCTGCAGCTTCTCTACTGGCCTTAACGTCCTTTATCATAGTTGCCTTAGCATCAGGATTGTCCATAAGAGACTTAAGAGCTTCTTTATTGAGTGCTATACCCTCTTCTCTAGCTCTTTTCTTGGCTGCTGCTTCTGCTGCTACGGCTGCATCAAATACATCAAGAGCCATTGACTTTGGTAATTCATCACCTGACAACAAAGGTATAGCTTTTGCTAATCCATACCCAAAGAAACCGCCACCTGCAATTAGGGCAGAGTTTAATGCGCTATATTCTTGTTGGTAGCCTACCTTCATGTATGCAGCTTTTTGTTGAACGTAGTCAACGCCCAGCGCAGCTACAGTTTCTACAGCTACACCAGTTCTAAGCTCTTTAGTACGCGCTGTCTTAAGTGCTGTTTTCATTACAAGAGGGTCTTCTAAACCTTCTACAGCTTGACCTTTGAGGGCTTTAGATAAGACACGCCTACGGGCTTGGTCTATCTCAGCTTTAACTGCTGGCTTTAATGCAGACCGTGCCACACCTGTTTGTCCTGCTTTACTAATAATCTTGTTGGCAGAAATCTCTAAGGCTTCCTTGGCTGTAGCAGCAGCTACCTTAGAAGCCCCACCTGTAGCTAACTTACCTACACCAAAGCTAACCAAGTTCATAGGGTCAGCTATAAGAGCCATACCGTAGTCGTACACATTGTCTAGCTTTTGTGCAGCAGTACCTCCTTCAAAAGCACCCTTCATATTATCCCACAGCTTATAGGAATTAAAAGCTTGTACTTTCTCTGTGTCATTGGCTTTACTTAAATAGCTGGCTTCCCCTAATACACTGAGGGTGCTACCTACGTTAAACTTTCTGTTGTAGTTAACCCACTTATCTACAATGTCTTGTCTTTCATGGTTATCTTCTGTCATACCAAAGCGCGACTTCATTTGAGCTTTTATGACGTTGAAGTTGTGATCTGCTGTAAGATCGCTTAAACCAAAAGTACCCTCTGCCCCACCTGTGTAGGTCATGGCATCAAGTTCTGGCTCCTGAGTAGGTGCAGTGTTTCCGTATAGTTCTGCTATGGTAGGCATTTATTTTTATCCTTCAAAAAGACCTGTACCGTTTACGATCATATCATATGCTTCAGCAAGTTCACTTTCTGAGTAGCCTTCTAATGCTTGAATTACCTCTGTATTTCTAAGTCCTAAAAAGCCCCCTATTATAGTTAAAGCTGAAGCGGGTAACGCAGTGGCGGCTCTAGCTGTACCTGCTACAACTCCAAAGATTTGATCTACTCCATCTAAAGTCATTTTTCTAAATTCATTAGCATAATCAGCAGTACCCTCTAAAGGTTCTAACTCTTCTTTTATACGGGCTAAATAATCCTCCTGAGTTTCATCTTCACCTCTAGTAAAGCGTATATTCTCTTGGTTTGAGTCTTCTGGTGGTAGGGCTGTTTTGTACGGATCAGTAGCTGGATCATAAATGACTAATTGATTATCAGCTATGACGTACTGTTCGCCGGGATTCTCACTAAACCATCTATCTAAGAAGTCCTTTTTCTCAGGGTCAGTAGCACCCTCTACTTGTATGGTTTCAAGACTACTTGCATCAATAGCTGGTATAGATGTCTCAACGTCTGCATCAGCATTGGATGCTAGTAATTCATCACGCTTCTTCTGTACTATGGCATCTAACTCATCCTGAACATTTGCAAATGGTGCATCCTCTTCCTGTGTAGGCGCATTATCAGGGTTAAAGATATTTTCAACAAATGTTTTACCAAATGTAGCTTCTGCAAACGGATTACCTAACATTGAAGGCCCATCTTCTGCAGATGAAAGTATAGCATCTTTAAGTATATCAGGATACTTATTTTTTAGTATTCTAAGTTGCTGATCATCTTTATAGTATTTGCGTGTTTCTCCAGTTGTTGGTGAAAATTGCTCAACAGATTGCACATCAAGAGAGGCAGCAGCACCAAACTTTTCTGTAACTGCTTCAAGCGCATTTCTAAGAATAGAAGTTTGACCTAATTGCCAATCTACTTCTTCTTGTCTAGTGGTCTCACCTGTATCAAATGCAGAACGATCAAAGATAGCTGCACCCTCTGTGCCTGTATCTAGTGGCATATTCTCCATACGCCTTACGTCCCTTATGCTACTGCCACCAAAGCCTTCTGCATCATCCTCAAGGAACTTATCGTAGCCTTCTGCTAAGTCATCGCCTCTAATTCTACCCAACATACTCTGATACCAGCTTTCAGGCTCAGTCTCAGTTGTGTCAGTAGCAGTTAATTCAGGGGCTTTGAAGGCTGCTTTAATTGCATCTTCATAAGTAGAATATTCAGTAGAACTTTCCCAGCCTTCAGTACCTTGGTACAACTGATTTAGTTGATCAGAAGAGAATTTCTTTTGATTAGTCTTCTCCCATTGCTGGACTTCCTGATCCATTTCAACAAGACTGCCAACACCATTCTTTTCAATGATCTCTCTAATAGCTGTAGGCTCAAGACCTGCTTTTTTTAAGCGTCCTGCTGCAGCAATAGCTAAAGAAGATTTAGTTTCAGTGTCTTTAATAATACGCTGACCGTAAGTACTCATCCACTCGCGCTGTCGTTCTTTCTTATCCCTGTACTCATCTTTAAACTTCTGTCTTTGTGCAGCGGCACCTGACAAGGCACCTGCTATTAATGCTAATGCTTTAGAGTTCATATCTTACATTCCTTTACTCATTAAGCCCATAGGCTTTTCTGGCATACCCTCTGGCATAGCATCCTGTTCTTCTTGCTGCTCTCTCATATCCTCAAACTCTTCTGTCTCAGGGCTACCCATAGCCTCTATTGTTTGTGATACAATAGGCTTAGGTTCATCCTTACCCAACTTAGATAGAACAATAGATTTAATACGCTCTTTAGCAGCCGCTTCCTCATCCGCATCCTCTGGGAAGTACTCTTCATACTCCATACCAGACTCTTCTGCGATTGATACAATCTCTTTATGTACTGCAGGCGCAATAATAAGTCCTACATCAATGCTGTGTATCCCATTACCTACAGCCATAGTAATAGCAGTATTGGTTATCACCTCAACAGGTATCTCTATTTGAAGCATGTATATGACTGCATCCACAAACTTTGGCTTTGTCATATTTTCAATGTGCATCATCAGTGCTTCTTTAGGGTCAGCCGTTTCTGGTGGCCTCTCCCAAGGAAAGCCTTTAGGTTCATCTGTTAAAGATTGGCCGGGAATAGGACCGTTTAATGCTTTACTCATTTTTACGCTTTCTTTTCAACAAAAGGTCTAATACGTGGGCGAGGCGTTTTGGGTGCGCCAAAGTAATACAAATCAATAGAGTTCCCAGTTATGTCTCCCCCATCAGAAGGCCTCCATCCGGGGTTTTGATCCCACTCTTTACTGCCCTTCTTATATATAACAGTGTCCATTGGGGCGTTCCTAAATCCCGGTGCTGCCTGTAGTACACCTAAAGATTGGCTTCCATCATAACCCCAGCGAGTTAAGTATTTACTATACAACTCTAACTGCTCTGGTCGGGACATACCTCTAACTTGTTTTAAAGTTAATGACTTATCTACATAGCCTAGTTCTTTTAAGTCAGTTAGGGCTGGCGTAGTAAGCTGAAATAAACCTGACGCACCTGAACCCTCATTAAACGCTGCTGTTTTTCCTGCAGATTCACCTTTAATTATCTTAGCAACTTTATCGTCTTTACCTAGAGCAGGGTGTGCTTTAACTAGCTTCTTAAAAGCTTGTTGATCATTGTAACCGCCTACTCTTGTTGGTGCGTACTTGTCACTGGTTTGCTCTGCTGTTGGTGGCTGCATTGGACCTTGCATTTTATCCATGCGTTCAGTCATAACCGTACCTGACTCTGGGTCAAGATCAACTTTCTTAAATCCTTTGTTTCTTGTCTTAGTTGCCTTACTAATAGTATCAAGGGCATACTGTAAGAAAGAAGGTGTATCGTCTTCATCTTCCATTGCAGATGAGGCGTCTGCCATAGCAATAGTACCATAAGATTTCATACCTAAACTAGGCGTTGTACCTGCCTCAGACCTACGTACTTTAGCCTCTTTTATTATGTCTTCACTGGCACTCTCAGAGATACCAAACTTACGTTTTAAATAGCTTGTATTAGCTGTATTCTTTTCTCTGTCAAAGTAATTATTAAGTCCCATTTTAACCCCATATTCCTATTAGTGCTGAACCTATTGTAGCATATGCTTCTGTGTCTGAACTGCTCTTTGACTGAGCAACTTGTGCTGCAGTGGTATTAGCACTAGATGTAGCAGATATGTTTTGCAATACAACAGCGTTAACTCTATCTAATGCGGTCTCACCTGACTTCCAAGCAAAAGACATTAGGTCTCGCTCACGTTGCCACACCTGATCTAATGTACTGGCAGTAAAAGCATTGGCTGCTTTAGCGTCCTGCATGTTAGCTTCATTCTGTGCAGCAGTATTTACAGTAGATACGTTCTGTCTCCACTGTGCGTTAGCTTGTGCTATAACCAAAGAGTTATTAGCATTAAACTGATCTCTAGCGTTTCTTTGTTCTTCATTAAACTTCGCAATAGAGTTTACCTCAGATGCATTAAATTGAGATAAGGCGTTAGACTGAGAAGCATTAAACTGAGAAACCTGAGAAGCTAGTGTAGACATAAACTGATTAGTTTGATTTACACTAGCAGCGTTAAACTGCTTGGATGCGTTGTCTGCTGCAGTATCACTAAGGATAGCTTGCTGCAGTGCCTGTGCTTTAAACAACTCAGTCTGTTGTACGTTAGCTAAATTAGTCAAGTCCATCTGTAGGAAGTTCTTAGCGTTTTCTACTCTGGCTTGCTGTTCATTACTCAGGTTAGCTAAATCCATATTAGACATGGCAGCAGCATCAGCCATAACCTTAGCGTTCTTAGCATTTAGGTTAGTGATGTCTACCGTCTGAGCCATACGTGCATTCTCTAATGCAACCTGCTGTTCTGCAGTAAAGTTCATGTTAGCTATATCGCTGATTTTAGCAGCATTAGTAACCCGTGCTTGAAACTCCTGATTAAAGTCTAACTTAAGAAAGTCAGCGCGTTGCTGGGCAGCAAACAATGCAGTCTGTTGACGGTTGCTTAAGTTCTGCGCTTCAAATTGTGCTACAGTCTGTGCGTCTGCTGCAGCAATAGGTAAGGCTGACTCCATAGCGGCCTGTACAACGGCTTGTCCTGCCATGCTACTAGCACCTAGTCCACGTGCAGCCATTGCTGCGTTAGCGGCTCTCATGGCTCCTGCAGCCCATGCAGGGGTAGCATCATCTTCAAAGTCATCCATAAGGTCTTCTAGTTGACCCTTTACTGTAGCAGCCTTAGATGGATCAGCCTGTGCTGCTTTAATGTCTGTAGCTTCTTTTACTGCAGCCATGTCTACGGCAGAGCCATCAACTAGCTCACCTGTCTCAATCTTACGGGCATCAGGTGCCACTACCTTTGTTGCATCTGCAATCTGATTTACGTCAAGCTTTGTGCTTGCCATAGTTGTAGGGTCTTTAGACGCAGCGTCTACTGTAGTTGACACAGTTCCTTGTGCTGCCTCAGTACCCTCAAGGGCTTGGTCTACTGCAGGTTGGGCTGCTGTAGCTTGCACAGAGGCAGGGGTAAGACCTGAAGGTGTAGCGGCCTGTTGCCCTGTTCCTGCTTGAGTAGCTGCCGTTGTGCCAACATCAGGAGCTTGCCCTATTCCCGGCGCAATTGTAGTTCCTACAGTATTAGGGTTCATAGTTGCTACAGGCGTTTTCGTTGTTAAACTTTGGGGGGTTTTAATAGCTGAAGCTGTAAGGTTTTGTTGACCCTCAGTTAAAGCCTGTCCAGCAGCCATTTGCTGCTCTTTAGTCTTATCAGCAATAGCTTTAATCGTATCAGGATCAGTCTGATCCATAGCGTACAGATCAGCAAGCTCTTGGTTGAGTTTGTCTAGCTTGTCTTGCATTGGTGTCATATTGGAACCGCCTACGGGGTTAGATGAAAAAGGTGGCATTGTTGTTGTTTCAGGTGGACGCATTATAGGAGAATTAGAAGGAATAAATTGTTGTGTAGCTGCAGCCTCTAGTTGAGCTTTTCTAGCGTCCATAGCCTCTAAATACCCTGCTGGGTAGCCCATTGCAGCCCGTGGTTCATTTAACTGCTCTAAAGACATATTAGATACAAGCCGTTGATTTGCTTGAGCCTGTGTCTCACCGGGCTGATTTATTGTTGCCATTGCTACCATCTTAAGTCTTTCTCTTATTCAAAGCCATCTTTTAGGCCATCTAGTATATCTTGTACACTTACTTTTTTCTTAGCGTTAGGCGTGTATCTACACATATACGTCTTAGGACACTCACTAAACTTAAACATAGGGTAGTGGTAGCCTATTGTACCATTAGGTCCACGGTAAATGCAAACCATTTCTCCCTGTATTTTAACTCTTTTTGCTAAGTGACACTGTACAAACTCAGGGTTACTTAACAGCCCTGCTAACACAAGGGGTAACACAACAAGATTAATCATTTCAACTAATTCCTAGTGATATTAAATACATGCCCCCACCTAATACACCAATGATTAGTAATGATAAGCCACCTATTGCTGCATTGTTAGCTATCTGTCTTTTAGCTTCCATTGCTGCGTACACAGTCTC